CAGAATTTTCAAAATAAATTTGCAAGATAGCTTTGCTATCCAACACATCTGCCTTGGCTTTTGCCAACAAGGAATCATATAAGATTTTGGGAATGTGATTATACATTATCTACTAGCACATCCATAATATTATCCCCCGCAGGTTCGGGCGCTTTTGTTCTGGCGGCTTTTGCTGTGGGAACTTTCCCTGCTTTCTCAGCTGCTCGTATATTTTCCCTAGTCTTTTTTAAATAACTGATGATGGTCTTAATATCTTTCTCATTATCTGCTAATTCAGTTGGATCTTTTTCCAACAACTCCGTTGGTATAACCAATTCCTCTACTGTTTCTTTTTCTTTTTTCTTAGGCATATCTTTATCCCTTTAAATATATTAAAATAACCAAAGCAACCACGCTTATGGCTAATAAAATTCCAGAATAATCTTGAAAAAGTTCTATCATTCTTCACCATCTGCTCCGTCAATAGTATCCCATTGGGGTTTGATAGGTTGATTGGGCACAAGTTCCACAGATAAAACTTTGGCATCTGGAATTGTAACTAATGTTCTTGATAATTTATTTGACACATAAGTTCGGGAAGGTTTATCAAATTTAATATCCCCTGCCATTACTTTTTTTCCTGCTTGTTCTTTATCCCTAGCCTCCACTTCCCAATGCTGTGTAAAACAATGGGATGTCGTTATATCATACTTCATTTCTTTGTTCCTCTCAAATATTTTTTATTAGGATGATACTTTCGGTAATGATTAAATGCATTTAATTCATGCCATGCCCACACATTTAGTTGACTTGATATTTTATAAATAAATCTAATTATTTTTTGTTTCATCACAC